CGAGATCCGCGCACGGTACGCGGCAAAGCGCAAGGAATTGGAGAACGGGCAAGCCGCGCGCCCTTGAGCGTGGCAACCAAGGATGAACATGGAAACTTTCACGCAACCGAAGATCACCGGTTATCGCCAACTCGCGCCGACCGAAGTCGCGCTGATGAACGAAGGCAAGGCGCTGGCCGAGCAGTGCGGCGCTTACATCGCGAAGCTGCGCGCCCTGCCGGCGACCGGCTTCAATTGCGCGCCGTTCACCAACGACAGTCCGGATGGTCCGGTGCCCAGCATTGACCAGCGCTGGGTTTCCATTGGCGCCACCGACCTGCAGCGCGGGTTCATGGCTGTGATCCGCGGCATCGCGCAGCCGAGCACGTTCTGACTTGGCATGACCCCCGCCCAACTCGACGCCATGCAAGCCCAGGCACAGGCCCGGGTCGAGGTGTGGAGAACAGAGCAGGCGAACAACAGGCACCAGGAGCGGGCGACGGCATGACTTATCCACAAGTAACGCGCCCTAAGGCAAAGATCGTGCGAGACAAAGAATACCGGCGCCTGGTGGCAAGCCTACCGTGCCGAGCCTGCGGTATCGAGGGCTACAGCCAAGCCGCGCACGTCCCGGCAGAGGGCAAAGGCATCAAGCAATCGGATGACGAGATATTTCCGCTGTGCTGTGACCGACCGGGTGTGTGGGGGTGCCACAAGAACTTCGACAACTACGAAATGTGGCCCGCAGACGAAACGCGCAGGATAGGGCGGCAATGGGCGGCAGAGACGCGGGCGCTACTCAATCGCAGGCAACAGAGGGAGAACGGATGAGAGACGGCGACGGAAACAGGATATTTGTTGGCGGTCGTTATCCACATGCCGCCATTCTCGACAGCGAGGGCGTTCACATGCGCTCTGGTTATCGAGGGCTTACAAGGATGCCAGAAAGCCGCCGCGCCGTGCTTCGATATCTGATTGAACATCCCGGTAAAACAGCCAATCAATGCGCGAAGGCTTTGGATTTAGCAAGCGTGGAAAGTAGAGTTTCAGATTTTGCGGCTATTGGCTATGTTGAGTTTTGTTCAAGAGATAGGTTGATGGGCAATCGCAAGTTGCGTGTGACGCCCAAAGGTGTGCAGGCTTACGAACGCGAAAACATCTCGCATAGCCCGGTTGAGTTGAAGTATGAAACATATCAGCCGCCGAAGTCTTTTGTCGCCAGAAAAGGGGCAGAGGATGCCCTAAGCATAAAGAGCAAAGGAAACGCATGACAGACGACCTTCGCCAGCTATTCGATGAACTGCTTATCCATTGGCACCACTGGAGCAAAGGCTACCGTCCGATAGCTGACGTAGGCTCTAGCCCGATGTTTCATCAGTGCAGAAGCGGGCGGCAGTACGAGCAGCAATATAACATTGCAGAGCAGGCGTTAGAAGATGACGCTATGCGATCCGTAGACTTTCATGTGTACGAACTCAGCCCGTCATACCGCACGGCGATACAGCTAAACGCAAGGAATCTGGCGACGGGCCGCAGCGTATGGCGTAGCGCGAGACTGCCCGAGGACATTGGAGAGCGGGCGGTTGTCCTGGCAGGGGCTAGGGCGGCGCTCATGGCTAGGCTGGTTGACGCGGGGATTTTGTAGGGGGGTTGACAAATAGCACAGCATAGTTTATCGTGTGCGACAGCGCCACAGGTGCGCCCGGAATTTGCCAAAGTAGCTCAGAAGGAAGAGCACAACACGCGCAGGTTCGAGCCCTGCCTTTGGCGCCCAATAGTGATCTGATTCGGATGCCTGTGCGCCGATAGGATTGCCCCCAAGCCCGCCCTAACCCGGTGGGCTTTTTCTTTTCAGCCCCCCGCAGCGATCTAATTTTGGCAACCAATAGTCGGGCTACCCCGGCGAAGGGTGACGCATGGAAACAACACAGAAAAGCGGAGGAAAAGCAAAGCCACGCGGTAAGCCGATCCAAAAGGGGCAGGTGCTCAATCCTGGCGGACGGCCTAAGAAGACGCCGGAAGAGCTGGACCTGATAGCCGCGTGCAAGGCTAAGACGCCATCGGCGCTCAATGTCATGGTGGAGATCATGGAGCACGGGGAGCAGGAGAAGAACCGGCTAACGGCGGCGCAAGCGATCATCGAGCGGGCATATGGCAAGCCGGTGCAGCCGCAGGACATTGACTTGCGCGCCAATGTCACCTTTGGATGGCTCAGCTAATCCTGATCCCGTACAGGCCACGGGGCGCATTTCAGCCCCTACACACAAGGCGCCAGCGGTGGGCGGTTGTGGTGGCCCACAGGCGGGCGGGAAAGACGGTTGCGTGCGTCAATGAGCTAATCAAGGCTGCACTGACGTTCCCGGGCACGGACGGTCGTTTCGGCTATGTGGCGCCGTTCTACTCGCAGGCAAAGGCGGTTGCATGGGATTACGCCAAGCGGTTCTCTGCCGTTGTGCCTGGGCTGCAGATCAATGAATCGGAGTTGCGCATAACGTACCCGAACGGGTCGAGTATCCGGCTATTCGGCGCGGATAACGCCGATTCGTTGCGGGGGCTGTACTTCGATGGGCTGGTGGCTGACGAGTATGGGGACTGGAAGCCGAGCGTATGGGGCTACGTGATCCGGCCCGCACTGGCTGACCGTGGCGGGTGGGCCATCATCATCGGCACGCCAAAGGGACGAAACGAGTTCTACGAAGTAGTACAGCGGGCGCAGGACGATCCCGACTGGCTATCTCTGACGATCCGGGCTAGTGAATCGGGGCTACTCCCGCAGGCCGAGCTAGACGCGCTGCGCAAGGAATTGACCGAGGACGCATGGCGCCAAGAGATGGAGTGCGACTTCGACGCCGCACTGCCGGGCGCGATCTTCGGTAAGGAACTGTGGCAGGCAGAGCAGGACGGGCGCATCAAGCCTGGACTGTATGACCCGGCCATGAAGACGCATGCCGTGCTTGACCTGGGTTTTAGCGACGACACGGCAATCTGGTGGTTTCAGGTTGGCAAAGAACTGCGCATTGTCGATTGCTACAGCACGCACGGCATGCCGATTGCGCACTATCACGATGTATTGAAGGCCAAGCCGTACACATACGGCGATTGGCTGTGGCTACCGCATGACGCAAGGGCAAAGAGCCTGCAGACGGGGCGCAGCATCGAGCAGCAATTCACGGCACTGGGCTGGAAGCCGCGCATTGTGCCCGAGCTTGGGCTGGTTGACGGCATCCAGGCTGCGCGGTTGACGCTGGCCGACTGCCATCTAGACGCGAAGTGCTCCGAGGGCATAGACGCCTTGAAGCAGTACCAGCGCGAGTATGACGAGGAAAAGAAGTGCTTTCGGGATAAGCCCCGGCACGACTGGACGAGCCACTATGCGGACGCTTTCCGTTATGCGTGCTTGGTGTGGCGCGAGGAAATGAAGCCGAAAGAGCCGCAGCCTGCGCGATTCCCGCAGCACCGGACCATCAATGAAATCATGGAAGCGCAGCGGCGCAAACGACTGGAGAACGAGTAATGCAAGCAACTTTTGCAACCTACAGCACGGCGGCGGCTGTCACTGCGAGTGACACGACCATTGTGAACTGCCGCGCAATCTATGTCGGCGGCGCTGGCGCTGTTGCCGTGAAGACGCAAGCCGGGGCGACTGCGGTAACGCTGGCCGCTGTGCCTGTTGGGACGATTCTGCCAATCCAGATCGACGGCGGGAAGATCATGAGCACGAACACGACCGCAACTAACTTGGTGGCACTGTCATGAGCATCGCAGGCGAATTTGGGGCTGGAACGCCCGGGGGAACGGCGTATAGCAACACCATCGGGGCTAATGTCGCGAATGGAGGAATGACGCCCTTTGCCAAAGACGCAGCGAGCAATGTGACGAAATTGGCCCCGGATTCATCGGTGGTGGTCAGGGTTGATAGCCCGGTGGGGGCTGATAAATTGACGCTGCCCGTGCAGCACATGGAATCAACAGAGGCCATGAGCACAACAGTTACTGTGCGCATGGCCCCGACAGGCACCTACAGGACGGCGCGCGTCTCCTGGGTCAATAACGGCGCCAGCGGTTCGGCAAAGCTCAACATCGCGGCAAATTGCAGCAACGATGTTTCGGGGCTGGTCGCAAGTCAAAGCTCTTTGCAGCGTGACTACCAGCTAACCATGGCGGGTTCGATCCTGCTGGTGTCTCCAGTCCCGATCACCAGCTTGAATTTCAGCAGCGACGTGTCAATCACAGCCGACACGCATCGCCTTGTCGTCACATTTGGAGCCTAAGCCATGCCGATGACTCAACAACAAATCTACCCGCGCAACGCTTATGCGCAGCCGTCTTATTGCAATTGGTTCTACCTCGGCGCGCAAGCGAGCGGCGACATTGACAACGTGATCAGCGGCAAGGCGCAGGCCGTCAAGCACGCATCGTTTACGGACGGGTCGTGCTGGGCAAACTCGGGGTTTGCGACTATCGGCGGATCGTCCACGAATTACGCCAGCATTGATTCTGCGACCGCTGATCTGCAGAGCCTGGCCACGCATTCGCTGATCGTTGCGTTCACCGTCAAAAAGAGCGTTGCGACATATCCGAGCGTCGAGAACTACCTATACGCCAGCTACAAGCCGGGTTCTCAGTACGGCGGCATCGTCATCGCATCCATGACGACCGGCGCTGGCCGGCTCTACGTGAACAGCACGGATAACACGACCGTCAGCTTGACGACTGCCGTTGATGTGATTTCGGACAATTCCAACATCCTGACGAAGACGCTTGTTTTCATTGTGCCGAGGAATGGTACGACCGGATATTGGGGCATCGATGGATTGGAGGCTGGCTCCGGCAGCATTTCTACCATCTCCAGCAAGGCGCTGGCTGGCGGACGCACCGCACGATGGGGCGCATCGTTGGCTGGTGTTGCGATTGACCCGCATCGCATGTCGTCCTTTCAGTGCTACAGCGTCCCCGGTGACTTGGCAAGCCGATTGCCGATCTACGATTGGGTGCAGCGCAACCCGCATGTGCCAATCCCGGATTGGGTGTTTGGTCTGTGACGCCACTTATCGGCGGCGTGTTCGCCGCTGGCGGATTCGCCAACAACATGAACAGCGAGGTCGCTGGCACGACAAGCCCGGTGTTTAGCCAATGGCTGTGCTTGGCCCCTGATCCGTTGGGCAGGCCATACAACTGCCTGCGGGCCTACATCAGCCAAACGGACTATTACGTTCCCGGTGGGCAGAACAAATATCGTTCAGAAGTCGCGGGCAAGTTTCAAAACCTGTCGTGGAATCAGACGTACATCTACCACTGGCGCATGGTGGTGCCGCGCGACTGGATCAACCTTGGAGCCAGCAGCTACCTCGTCGTATTCCAGATGCACGATGTAAACGGCGGATCGGTTGGCCGTCGCCCAACCTTCGCGGGCGAAATAGCGAATGGTGTCCTGAATCTCGTTTTCAGTCGTGATTCCGTAACTGGCGGCGAGACGGCCTATAGCACCCCGGTTACTGCCGGGCAAGAGTTCGAAATCACCATTCGCGTTCGTTGGGCAGACGGCACCAACGCGCCGGATGCGGCTGGGTTCGTTGAGATTTTTAACGGCGAAGCATTGGTTTACGTTGGCACTGGCCGCAACACTTGGGCAGGAACTGCGATAACAGAGCCAAATCCGCCGTATATCAAGGCTGGCGTTTATCAGCCTGGGCCTGGGTCGTCTTGGTGGGATGGCAAGGCTGCGACGATGTATCACCCCGTCTCTATGGTCGTTGATGATGGATATTCTGTTGCGCAATTGCGGCAGTGGGTTAACAGGCAATTGGCCGACAACAGCAATTCGCTTGTTCTTTTGGCTAATTAGCATGACGCACACACCCAACACAGCCCGCCTAGAGCGGGCTTTTTTACGCCATGAGTGACGAACAAGCGACCACGCTAGAGCGTGCGACAGAC